GTTTAGCTTCTGACCTTAACTATGGTTTTACAGCTATTGCAAATAACTTAGGTCAATTAGTTACTTTGTTTGGTAGTTTTGCTGAAACTAATGGAGGTGTAATTGCATCTTTTAAAGAATTAGGAAAATCATTGTGGGGAATGGGTGGAATACTGATTGGTGTTCAATTATTAATTGCATTTGGTCAACCTTTATATGATTTTTTTACTGGTATGACAGAAGCAGTTAAAAAAGCTGCAAAATCAACTAAAGAACTTAAAAAATCGTTTGATGATCTAAATTCTAGTTTAGTTATAGCTGAAGAATATGTTGAAGTAATAAAAGATGTTAATACTACTGAAGAAGAAAGAGAAAACATAATAAAGGAATTAATAAAATTAGTTCCTGACTTAAAAGAAGAAGATTTTAAATATGGAGAAAACTTAGATTTAGTAAAAGCTAAAATAGATCAATATGCAATATCACAAGCTTCAAGAATTGAAATGGATAAACTTGTTGAAGACAACTCTGAGCTTTTATCTAAAAGAAGAAAAATTGGTATTATTAATGAAATCAAAGATGAAGAGAAAAAAGCAGCTGCTATTTTAAAATACGCAACAGAATATGGTTTTGCACAAGAATTAGTTACAGATAAAGCATCACAAGCTCGTATTAAAACATCTAAATTTGCAAATAAATCTACTGAAGATTTAGCAAAAAGTTTTAAGTATAACTCTAAAATAACTATTGATGAATCTGATAAGATATTAGAAAAAGTAAGAGAACTAACTGACACTTCGTTTTTAGGTGGTAAAGGTGACGGAGATGGCGATCCAGACGATATAAATAAATTTTATGAGAAATTCATTAAAGATTTAGACAAATTCCTAAAAGAAAAGAAGAAACTAGAAGATGGATTTTACGAAAGTAAACTTACAGAAGAAGATGTAGAGTTGCTAGAAGCTGAAGAGAGATATATAAAAATAATAGAAATAGCAAAAGCTTTAGGTTTTGATACAAAACTATTAGAAGATGCTAGAAATGCTGAAATACTTGGAATACAAACAAAATATGATGATATTGAAAAAGAAAAAGAAGAAAAGAAACAATTACAGCTACAGAAAATTAGAGATAAATATCAACTAGGTAAGCTTAAGGTAGAAGAAGACATAGTTAGCGATCCAGAAACTTTAGATGAACTTGCTGTATTTGAAGAAAAAGAATTAGCTAAAGTTGCAAAACAAGAAGAGTTATCTTTAGCAGAATTAGATAAATTAATACTAACTACAGAAGAAAAAGAATTAGCTGTAACAGATATAGAAGCATATTATGCTGCTGTTCGTTTAAAAAATGAAGAAGATAATGCTAAAGCAAAGAAAAAGATAGGCGATTTAGAGAAAAAATCTAAACTAGAGCAGTTAGACGCAATAGGAAAGGGATTGATGAGTGCATCTAAAATTGCAGGAGAATCTACTGGTGTAGGTAAAGCTTTAGCTATTGCAGGAACAACTATGTCAACTTATGCTGCTGCACAACAAGCATATCAAAGTCAAATGACGTTAACTCCAGACGCTCCTATTAGAGCAGAAATTGCTAGAGCATCAGCAATACTAGGAGGTTTAGCAAATGTGAAAGCTATTATGGCTGTTAAAACCCCAGCTATGAAAGAAGGATCATCAGTTAGTGGTATTGGTTCTGCAGCTACGACAGTTCAAGCACCTGACTTTAATGTTGTAGGTCAAGGAGCTGGAAGTCAATTAGCAGGAGCAGTTAGCAATCAATTTGGTGGAGCATTAAGAGCTTATGTTGTAAGCGGAGATATATCATCAGCTCAGGAATTAGATAGAAAAATAAACACAACAGCAACTATAGGTTAATTATATAAATAAATTCAATATGAAAATAGTAGAACTAATTATAGACGAGGAACAAGAATTATCTGGCATAGAAGCTATTTCTATTGTAGATGAACCAGCAATAGAAGAAAACTTTATTGCGTTATCTAAACAGCATGAAATTAAACTTGCTGAAGTAGATAAAGAGAAAAAGATATTAATGGGAGCTGCCTTAGTTCCTAATAAAAATATCTATAGAAGAAATGGTGAAGATGAATATTATATATTCTTTAGTGAAGATACAGTAAGACAAGCATCTCAATTATTCTTAATGAGAGGCAATCAAAATAAATCTACACTAGAACATCAAGCTGAATTATATGGGTTATCTGTTGTTGAATCTTGGATTATAGAAGATGAAGTGCATGACAAGTCAAGAAAGTATAATATGGATTTACCAATAGGTACATGGATGGTTTCTATGAAAGTAAATAATGATGAGGTTTGGAATGACTATGTTAAAACAGGTAAGGTAAAAGGATTCTCTATAGAAGGTTATTTCACAGATAAAATAGCTATGAGCAAGATCAATGAAATAGATAATGAAGAAGAAGCTAAAGAAATACTATTAGAAATTGCCAATTCAATACTAGATAATAAATATGAACTTGCTACTTATAGCGATTATGGAAGTGGTGTTAAAAATAATGCTAAAAGAGGAATTGAATTAAATAAAAGTGTAAACAATAAGTGTGCAACTTCTGTAGGTAAAGTAAGAGCACAACAATTAGCAAGAGGAGAGAAACTAAGTGTATCTACAATTAAAAGAATGTACAGTTACTTAAGTAGAGCAGAAACTTACTATGATGAATCTGATAGTAAAGCTTGTGGAACTATATCATACTTATTATGGGGTGGTAAAGCTGGATTAAATTGGTCAAGAGGTAAACTTAAAGAATTAGGAGAAATAAATGAGTAAATCAAACGAAACATTAGGAATGTCATCACCTAGAGGTGACAAAAGAGGTTGCTTGTGTAAAAATGGCACATATTCAAGAAAGTGTTGCGATGGCACTCTAAGAGCACAAGGAGTAGGAAGAATAACAGGAGAATCTCCTTCTGGAAATGAATATTACTACAGAGTTCAAAGATGTGGTCATTCACAACATAAAGAAATACATTTACACGATACACAACTTGTTGTAGGTAATGTATATTATTTACATTTTGAGAATTCAGGTCATAGTAATTGTTATACTGTACTAAACGTATCTTCTAGTGGTGAGCATCATATTGATACAGCAACACTATACAACGATTGTACAGCTTGCCTTGCTGCAAACTAAAAATCTAACAAGGTTTCGATATATAGTTAATTGAGTAATAAATTAATTTAATAATCGAAATTTATGGAAAACACTAAAGCTACCTCGATTTTGAACGACATCATGCAAAAACTATCCTTAGTTAAAAAAGATGAAGTAAAAGAAATCGAAGTTAAAGACGAAGTAAATCTTTCGGAACAAGTTAAAGAAGAAGAGACATTATCTCAAGAATTAACAGAACTTGCCTGCCAAGAAGAAGTTAAAGAGGAATTATCTACTGAAGAAGTTGTTTCTGAAGAATTACAAGAGGAAGTTCCTGTTATAGAGGAAGTTTCTGATGAAATTGAGATGGATGAAGACAAATACGTTGGAAGAGACGAATTTGAATCTAAAATCTCTGAATTAAAAGGATTGATTGAAGAAATGAAATTAGGTTACGGTGAAGAAAAACTATCTATGCAAAAAGAAATAGAAAAGTTATCTTCTGAACCAGCTTCTGAACCAATCTCACACAACCCTGAAGGGGAAGTAAAACAAAGCTTTAAATCTTTTGGTCAAAACAGAACAATGAACACAAGAGATAGAGTAATGAACACTATCGCAAATTTTAAATAAACTAAACAAAAACAATTAAAAAATGGCTACATCTACATCAATTACTACTTCTTATGCTGGGGAATTTGCAGGGAAGTATATTTCAGCTGCTTTATTATCTGGTGTTACATTAGATAGAGGTGGTATTGAAATCAAACCAAACATTAAATTCAAAGAAGTTATCAAAAAACTTGCTACTGATGCTAATGTAATTAAAGACGCTACTTGTGACTTTACTGACACTGGTGCTCTAACACTAACTGAGAGAATTATTCAACCAGAAGAGTTCCAAGTAAACCTTGAGCTTTGTAAGAAAGATTTTAGATCTGACTGGGAAGCTGTATCAATGGGATACTCTGCTTTTGATAACTTACCTCCTAAATTTAGTGACTACTTAATCGGACACGTTTCTGGTTTAGTTGCTGAAAAGACAGAAAACAACATCTGGAAAGGTGTTAACGCTAATGCAGGTGAATTTGACGGATTCGTTACTTTAGCTGCTGCTGATGCTGACGTTATTGACGTTGCTTCTGCAACTGTAACATCTGCAAACGTAATTGCTCAATTAGGAGCTATCGTTGATGCTATACCTTCTACTCTTTACGGAAAAGAAGATTTATACATCTATGTATCTCAAAACATCGCTAGAGCTTATGTAAGAGCTTTAGGAGGATTTGGAATCTTAGAAAATGCTGCTGGAACTGAAAACGTATCAAGCATTGGAGCTAACGGTGTTAATTCACAAGGTACTATGTGGTGGCAAAATGGAGGACTATCTTTTGATGGTGTGAAAATATTTGTTGCTAATGGATTAGCTGACAACAGAGCGATGGCTGCTCAAAAATCTAACTTATTCTTTGGAACTGGATTATTATCTGACCATAACGAAGTAAAAGTTATTGACATGGCTGACCTTGATGGTTCTCAAAACGTAAGAGTTATCATGAGATTTACATCTGGAGTACAGTACGGAATTGGATCAGAGATTGTTCTTTATTCTTAATAAATTAACCAAAAATTAGGGTGGGTAGGTAAATACCTGCTTACCCTTTTTTTATAATAAAATAATAAAACTATGGCTTGCGATTTATCATTAGGTAGAAAAGAACCTTGTAAAGACGTTGTTGGTGGTATAAAAGCTGTTTATTTTGCTGATTTTGGTGACTTTAGTACTATTGCTTATATCACTGGTACTGATGTTATTGATACTTTAGGTACTG